TGGTGCAGATACAACATCCGCAAACACCGTCCCCTCATCCTGCCGATACCAGGAGCTGAAGTTCGCCCCTGTGATACTGGCAACGTCCGCGCTGCGGGTGACTGCGGCGGTGGTGGTGGGGATGTAGCTGGTGGGGAAGGCGCCGGCTTCTAGTTGGGCGCTGGTGACACTGCCTGTCACCGTCAACGTCAACGTGCCAGCAGATGGCGTAAATGTCAGTGTTGTCCGCGCCGGAAACGCACCGCTGCCAACAGCTGGGCCTGCCGTGCTTGCTCCAGAAAGTGTGACAGTCCCCGAGCCGTAAAAGGACAAGGTGTGAGCGACCGCTGTAACGGTGACTGATTGAGTCGATAGCGTTGCTGTATTCAGTAGCAGATTCGTCCTCTGTTCCTCCACCAGCAGGCCCAGGCTTTCGCCGGTCGTGGGGTTGTGGTCAAACCTCGGCACATCCACAGCCGCCGTCTGCAGCGTTCTCGCGCTGTCGATGTAGGTCGCGCTGCTGGCGCGGGTGAAGGTGACCAGTGGACCTAAAGTTTTAGTATTGGCAAAGTCTAAATTAAGGGTTGAGTTAATTGTAGGGTAAAGTGCCTTAATGGTCATAATTTAAGCCAAAGTAAGGGTAGTTGAACGGACAGTCCCATCAGAACCCCGCATCCGAATTTTAATGGAAGTATCAGACACGTATTCAAAATTGATGTCTAAATTCATTGCTGGTTCTGTGCTGGCACTACGCAGAAATGAGACTTGATTTTGAAATGCCAAAGCCCCTAAGTATCCATTAAGGGGTACTTGATTTGGACTGGTTCCAATATCAACTTGGGTTACAACTGGATAAAATACACTAGCAAACACTTCCTTAAGTGGAGCAGCTGTATCATCGACTGTTACCTTGCCAACTCCATTAGTTGTGATACCAAGTACGTCAGCACTGGGGTTATAAAAACCAGTATTTACATCCGCAGAGAATGACATTCCAGGGGCTGCGGCTGTTCCAGAACCTGCTACAGAAACAGTACCTGCTGGACCGGCTGGACCCGTTGTCGCGTCATCAAATGTGCCCGTAAACGGGTTATATTTGTATGTCATTGGAGTTAACTCTTGGTAACGGTAAGAAGGTTATTAGAACCATCATAAGTAAGAACAAGAGTAGCAACAGTAATGCCACTTGCTCCACCAAATTTGAATACAACGCCAGTTAGATTAGTTCCAGTATAGGTACAGGACACATAATCATGTTCTGGAATTGCAAGATTGGACGTTACAGCTTCAGCCGAATAACGCCCTGGAACAATTGACGAAGAGTAAGTCATTTACTGATTTTCCAAGATGAGTTGAATGAGTTTGGATGGATAGGTAGGATCTGTTGCATACCCCTCTTTCTGAAGTAGATGGCAGCATTCCCTCCAATCCAAGGCACGATTGACGCCCTTGTACCCCTTGTAGTCCTTGTACCAAAGAGTGATCAAGTGATCAATACATTCGACAGGGGTCTCGTAGTTCTTAAAGGTATCGGAAATGGTGATCCACTTTCCATTGATGAACTCCGATGTTTGTTTTGCGGTGCCTGGAGTGCCCTTAATGCCGAAAAAGTTGTTCTTTCCAGACGTGTGAGAACCCCAGCTGGACTCAAGTGCCCACTGTGCTGCTACAACCTCTGGAAACTTGGCTCCAAGACTAGCCGCAGCCTTCCTAACTCCCTTAAAGTTGTTCTCAAATGGCACCACAGAGGGGGCTGGCTTGACGTCTTCGATCCTACGAAGATCCATAAACCACCCAGTATTGGGACCCTCTACCTCCCAACGTGGAAGCCAGTTCTTCCAGGAGTAGCTGACCTGTTTGCCGCCCTTTCCACGACTCACATAGCCGCCGTTAACATTATCAAGTTCCCCATACGGATCGTGAAAGATACCATGAGTATCCGTCATACCCACCAGGAGAACCCAGTGGCCGCCCCCACGAGGGGCCGTAGGCGTACCATGATGGAGAAACCCAACAGGCACGGGAACACCCTCTTCTAGCCGCTTCTGAAGGGCACTGAGGTTGCCGTTTTTGTGGAAGGTAGCACGAACCTTATACTCCTTGGCAGCTTGGGTTTGTGCTACAAAATTTGTAGTGTCTCCAAACTTAAGCACGGTGCGGAGATAGTCGTCGTCCGCATTTGATCCGCTTAGAGAAGAAGGCCACAGGTACTTGATACCCATGGCCATCGTGCTCGAAAAGCACATCCTATCTGCGTGAGCCGTGCGACTATCTGTTTGGGGGTAGTATTGGCTGATTGGCAGTAGGATGTTGGTCATTTGAAGGAGTCTTTAATCTTCTGAAGACGCTCATCCTCAGACCGAAGGGGCTTCAGCAGGGTGACGACTTTCAGCAGAACCTGAACAACGCTGTTGGAACGATACTTGCTGAGACCAATAACCTCAGAAGCAATGAAGAGTCCGAAAAAGATAGCTGCCTCGTAGGTCAGCTTGATGCCGAAGATGGTGATCATTTACCTTGACCTCGTGATTGTTTACGCCCATGATTGGGCAAAGAATGCTGTCCCTGGCCCTGCTTAGTTTTCTTCGGGGGACCAAGGACGTGGGTTGTCTTATTGAGGACGCCTTTTGGTTTAGCCATCTAAAAATTACAGAATATAAGTAGAGGCGTGTCTAGGGACAATCAGCACCTGGCATAGATTTGCAAATCCGCCTACGCCCGTCCACGTAAGACTATTTGCTGTAGAACCGTCAAAACCAGCAGCAGATGGACTGCCAAGCGTTGTCACGGCACCATCTGCCACCCAAGCACCAGACGTGTTGCGCTTAATGTTGGCATGGTAATAGCCCTGACCATAGGCGGTTGGATCCCAGAACATTTCTGGTCGCAGAAGGTAAGAAGCAGTGCCGTCGCTGAACTTGACGATCAGCGTAGCCTTAGAAAGATTCGCCCAAATAGCCGAAGGAACTGTCGTACTTGACGCAGTGAACGTCCTAGGTGCGTTTTGGGTGCTTCCAGATCCCACGCCAATCCAGCCATCCACGTTCGGAAACGTGTTGTAAAAAGCTGGGAGGTATAGCGTTGTACCATTTGCAACGCGAAACCCGGCAGCAAGCTGGCTCGACGAAGGGGTGAATCCGATGTACTCAATAGAGCTTCCTACGTTTGGCGTAGACAGCACCGGACCGTAGCTGATGCAATCAATGACTTCTTCAAAGTTAGTGCCTGAGTTGCGGTTGAAGGTTACGTTGGCAGTGCCGTAGAACCGACACGACCGGAACCTTTGTGTGCCAGAGAAGAAGTAATGATTTGCTGCGCCAGGGGCGACGATGTTGCGGAACTGGCACCCTTCAAACCAGGCGGTGTGGTTAGAAAGGATAGACGCTACATTTTTATAGTCAAAAATGCAATCGTAGTAGCGAACGTCCGACCCAGCATTTGACGTAAAACTACCAGAGGTAATTGTAAAGAAGCAGTCGGTGAACTCAGTTGGAGTTGACGAACTGTTAAAGGCAATCCAACCCTGCGAGCCGTTGTAGTCACCGCTGCCGTACTGGAAGTACGAGTTTGAAGCCCTAATCCTGCCTTGCGTCGTGAGATTGAATACAAACACGCCAACCCGAAAGTCGATCACTCGACAGTTGTCAATCGTCAGATTGCACGAGCTGCCTTCCTCGATGTGGATAGTACGATCGTACTTTTGAACGAGGCAGTGCTCAATGGTTGCGTTGTAGTAGGTAGTGGCATACTCAAACGTACATCCGATGCGGCTGTAATTGCTGGAGTAACCGACAATGTTGCAGTGGGAGATCAGGACGTTCCCGTTTGCCTTGACGCGGCTGTGATAGACGCCATCGCCAAACGCATCAAAAGTATTGTTCTGATACCAATGACCACCAACCTCGCTAAGCGCACAGTTTCGCACTTCGGACTGGTACGAGCCAGATGAGCTGATGCCGTAACCGTAAATCTTACGAAGGCGGCAGTTCTCGATCAGCACATACTCTGTTTGAGTGGCAATGCCCGTGACTAATTTCAGGTTTGCAAAGTTTGTCTCAGCCCACTGCTCTGGTACGCCACGCCCGTCAATAACAAGCCCTCGGATCTCCGTGAACGTGTTAGTGCCAAGCGCAGCAGTTACAGCACTTGTGCAACTTACGGAAATGATTGTGGCACTAATGTTTGCAGTTTGCCTCAGCTCAGCTCCGTCCGACTCGATTACCAGCCCTTGACCATCAGCCAGCGTGACGGAAATAGCTCCAGACCCCAGCGCATAGAAGCTGCTGGTCTTAGGGATCCATAGACGTGCGCCAGCTGCGACGGCTGCCGTAGCTGCTGCCTGGATGGCTGCGCTGTCGTTTGTTACTCCATCCCCAACGGCCCCAAAGTCCTTTACGGATACAACGTCCTTAAGCTTGGAATCAACAGTCCTAGTAGCTGCACCAGTTCCACTTTGGGTAAATGACAGCTTGGTGGCATTGATATTAGCGGTAGCATTTACTTGTAAATCAGTAATGGTGCCTGCCGGTATCTGACCAGCAACAGCATTCGCTACATTATTAGCTGTTTCTTGGGCAATATAAAGATTTTGAACGAAATTCTCATTCAGATCCTTGGCCTTGATGGCCGAACCAGCAAAGAAGGTGGCCTTTGTCTGATCCGTATCGGTGTCCCGATAGATTCGAATGGCAGCCCCAGCAGAAGGGGCCGTCGAGAACTGAATGGACGAAGCGGTGGCAAAGATGTAGTTGGTTACGAGTACGTTGTTAACTGTAACCTTGACATCGGCCTTATCCAGGTAGGAAAAGGACAGGGAATAGATCGTGGTAGACCCATTCCCCGTATAGGTGTTCTGAGTAACAGCCATGGTTTACTTGAAGTTCATGATGTCCTGATAGACTCTGTTCAACCCTTCAACATCAGCGGTGCTGAAATCCTTGGGTTGATCGGGGCTGTAGTTGCCCTGTTGGGTTTGATACTGGGCAGCACGAATTTTACGGTTCTGTTCCGCAATCACCGCATCTTCCAGCTCTAGTTTTGCAAAGGCTCGACGCTTGGAATCATCCCAAAGCTTCTTGACCTCATCATTGACCAGCGGAGTATCACGAGTGTAGTCACTCATGGCACCCTTGTTGCGGTTCTTCCACTTGGTAAGGTCCTCCTTAACCCAATCCAGTTTGCGGAGGCTATCAATGTCCCTGCGAAGTCCGTTGCGGTACATTTCCTTGCGAATGAATTGCTTCTGCTCCGCAGTCATGGGACGACCATTTGGGGCCTTATCCAGACTGTCTTTCCAGGCAAATTCAATCTCCATAAGGAATTTAGCCACAGGATCTTTGTTTTCAGGGCTCACTTCGAAGGGGACGTTGGCATTCCGAAGCCCACCATTTGGGTTGCGGAGTGGTTTACCCGTAAGCACATCAATGACTTCTGGACGAGTCACAGCATAGCCAGGAAGAGCTACATTCAGAAGGCGTTCGAACTCATTGCTGTATTCCCGCATATACGGATTCATGCTGTTCGACAATGCCCTACGAGCCCCAGCAAGAGGTGTTTGGTTATTGGCCATGCTAAGGAGACCCTTCATGGCCGTAGCAGTGGTCCAGTTTTCAGGGGTTAGAAACTCACCAAGAGCAGCCAAACCAGAAAAGTAACTCTTTTCGGTAAAGCTTGCTGCAAAAGCCAGGACAAGTTGTCCCATAAGTCGTTCGGCAAGATCAGCACCGCCTACCTTGAAAACCGCTGTAATATCCGCAACAGCAGCAATGATGTTGGAAAGAGGTTCCAGAGCATTATACGAGATGTACTGGCCCCCAATCTTGACAGAACGAGCCTGAATGCCTAGCTTCTGCCACCGCTGACGTTCCTTTGAGTCGATTGGAATGTTGCCCGTAAACATCTCATTCCATGCCATAGGCGCAACAGCTGCTACAATCATTGTCCCCACGGCCTGACGCCCTTCGTATTCAGCAATCAACAATGGATCACCAGAAGCCATTGCATCCTGATACTGCCTTGAAAACCTAGCCGTCAGTGGCAGATGCTCAAGTTGGTATGCAAAGATGTTTGCTGGGGTACGAATAAATGGAACCACGAGGCGACCAGCAGGCCCAATATACTCAAGATTGTCTAGAGCAGCCGAAAGGTGATTCAGACCCATTCCTGGATCGTTTTGATAGGTGCCAATCTCCGCATACTTTTGGAGACCAGCATCTTTGATCTGACCAGTGTTTGGATCGAGATACTTAGCATACTCGTTGACGTATGCCTTTGTTCGAGCTGCCACATCCAAGGGGCCTTCTTGATAGGCTTTGTAGGTTGCAATTTCTGCAATTCGCTGCCGCACAAGGATGGTCTTGAAGGCATCGTCCATGCTGACCAGCAAAAGGCTGGGCCAATCCAACCACTCAGCAAAACGATACTGAGCCTTGAGGAGGGCGACCGTCAACTTCTCTGTTCGAGTCTTAGCAACCTGTCCCATGGCTTCAAGCATGGTAAGAGACTCCGCATCCTGAACCACCCGGTACGTAGTGGAGGAAGCAGGAATTTTTGTCTGCCACGTCCTGAGAGCTACCCTAAGGGCCTCCTGGGTGCTTTGAGTGATGGCACTATACCCAGCAAGGGCAGCCTTGATCGTGGCCTTATCGCCCTTCCAGGCACCACTGATGGCCATGCTCGTGGGGGCCTCAACCAAGCGATAGACACCAGAGAAGTTTCGGAAGATGGTTTTGGTGCCAGAAAGAATGCTATTGTAGAAGAACGACATCTGGTTCTTGCCAAACATCTGCATCGCAGTGCTAGCAAAAGAAGCGGTCTTGGATGGATCACCACCAGCAAGAACCATTGCACGAACCAAGGCTCGCATCTTATCTACGGCTTCCGCATCACCCCTTCGATACGCATCCTTGACTTCCTGTGCCCACTTCTTCAAACGACGTGGGGTGACAACATCATCCATTTCGAAGTCACGGGCAGCCATTGCTGCTTCGCCCGCTTCAACGTTTTTGGTGATGCTTTGCTTCAGTGAGTTGAGAGATCCACCAAAGAAATTGGTACCTTCTTTGTAGAACTCAAGAACACCCACATTTATCCCAGATCGGAA